AAAGTCGCCCAAAAATAACCGCAACGCTGCCGACTTCTACGCAACCCCACCCGAATGCACCATCGCGCTGCTCAATAGATTTGAGTGGCTGTTCAGAGGTCGGCGCATCTGGGAGCCAGCTTGCGGCGATGGGGCGATCTCAAAAGTCTTGGAGCTGCGAGGCTTCAGAGTGGTATCTTCGGATCTACATGATCGGGGATATGGCGAAAGCAACATGAACTTTCTGAACGCAGAATGCGCCTGTGATGCCATCATTACCAACCCGCCATTTAATCTGGCCGCTGACTTCATTGAGCGATGCGCCGAAAAGAAAGTGCCGTTTGCAATGCTTACCAAGGCCACATTTTGGCACGCTAAGAAACGGCAGCGACTGTTCAGGCAAACCAAACCAATGGCGATCATAGCTATGACGTGGAGGCCAGCCATGTCACCAGAGAGGGGCAAGAGCGCCACTATGGATTTCATCTGGACCGTATGGGGATCTATCCCAAATCACACAACAGAATACATTTTGGCAGGGAAAGACCAGTGACTAAAAATATCGAATTACAAAAGCTCCAAAGCAAGAACGCTGTGCAAAGAAATGAGATCGCACGGCTGACACAATTGGTTGAGAAACTGATGAAGCAAAGAGATGAACTAACCAAAGATTTAAAATGGATGAGGGGGGAGAAATGATTCGCAAGAATGGTTTTACATTCGGGCCAGAAGCAATGGCCCACAACATTGGGAAGTTTCCCAGAACAAGAGTTGGCTACAAGCCAGACACTATGACCAGAGTGAAGATGAAAGTCGGATCAGCCAAGAGACATATGTCCGACAGACCAGTCACTTTATCCAAGCCACCTTGGGAGAAATAGGGCGATGGCATTTATTGCAGTATTTATTGCAGCTCAAGGTGGAGCTGTTTTGCTTAACAATATCAAGGCGTTAACAATTAATGTATTTATTGCAATAATGCAGTCCAGTATTAGTACCTGTGGGTGGCCCCATGTCTCTCCCCCAGAGGGGGGAGGGAAGGTAGTAAGTAATAATGTAATAAATATATATAATATATATATATACTATAAGAATAAGGGGTTTGGGCTAGGTTATTTAATGCAGTCGGGGCCACTGCAATTAATATGCATTAAATGTAATTAATTTTATCTGTGACACTTGTAATCTGTTCCAGATGGCATATATGTTAGTTATAGAGAGAGAGGAAACAAAATGATCAAACTTAAAAAAGTATCAGCCACACAGTGGAACGGAAACGGTCTTGGAACATCAACTGCCGAATGGTGTGTCAAAGGCGCAGAAAATATTCTCGTATACAAACTTGGATTACGCTGGGTCGCAGCCGACATCGCTCACGGCATGAACCGCATCGTATGTCGCGCTTATTCTCGCGCTGACCTTTTGGAAATCATGGAAGCAAAGGAGATCGTGTAATGTCTATACGCAGAATGGAATACAAAAAGAATGGCTTCGACATCAGATGCCGCGTCGAGGGATCTGGAGAATACGCAGAGGGTCTTATCCTCTGGAAGCGTTACGGTGAAGATCATTACATCTTGATCGGCACAATCTATAAAACCACAACAGCGCCATGTGGCACAACACGCGATACCCCAACTTGGCATCACGTCAAAGGCGAAAGCCCAATTATGAAAACCAAATGGCACGAAGCAGCCATCAAGCTATACGATGCCTTCAGAAAAAAGGAGGCAGCGTGATGCGGTTTATCCAGCAAAAAAATATCGATGGTGGAACATACCTAACACCATCAACTCAAGTCTCAGTCACAGAGCAAGAGATCGAGTGGCTGATCGAAGGATTGGACGCATTGATCCTGCCAGACAGAGCAAAGCGTATCAAACGAGCTTTAACTCGCGCACTGGGCGAAATAAATAATGACTGAACCAAATTACGATACAGTCTCGCATTGCCCAAACTGCAAAACAAAAATGACAGCCATAGACTCAAGACCAAATCTGACGTATGGCTTTCAGACAATTAAACGCAGACGGAAATGTTTGACGTGTGACTTCAGGTCATCAACAATCGAAGTGCCAATCGATCTGGCCAAAGATATATTCACAGAGGAATGAAATGAAACAAATAGAAATGCTCGAAACGCAAATCAAAAATTTCACAACCGCGTTAGACAACGCGCAAACTTCAATCAATCACATGCTTGTGTTCTCAGAAATCTGCAAAACACAGCCAATCAATAGCGCGGATCTCATAATCAAATTGGATATGCAAAAATCTTGCGTCAATAGAGTGCTGCACTCACTGTCAGAAAATGGCAGAGGAAAAGTCAAAGCAGCCAAACTAATCGATATCAAAATGGATATGAAAGATAGGCGGCAAAGAAACATAACACTAACCACCAAAGGCAAAAGCCTTATGGATAAAATGTTCGGAGCAAAACATGATCGTTAAATCTTGGAAGTTCACAGGCTTCAAATCAAACTTCCCAGATTGGGTGCAGGAAAACTCCTCAAAAAGAAAAGGCTCAGAATTACTGTGGGTCCACACGCAAACAGGCGAAGTGCCAGCCGAAGAAGGAATGTACATAGCAATCAATCTGCGCGGCCATGTCGATGTCTATGACTTCAAACCAGAAGGATGGATGAAAGAAATCGCAACAGGAATAGTCTTCGCAATCCTAGTCGCTGCACTGCTGGTGTTTATGCTCGCATGGTAAATAAACAATTCGCAAAGCATTGCTATGAGCAATACCAAATGAACCACCAAGGATATCATGGCTTCCAACACTGGGCGCGTGTGTTCCAAAATGGAAGACACATTGCAAAAGCAGAAAACGCCAACACAAAAGTTGTCGATCTATTCGCACTCCTGCATGACACCCAGCGCAAAAACGAAAACAGAGATCCACAGCATGGATATCGTGCAGCAAAATATGCCCACTCAATCAGAGGCCAATGGTTCGACCTGTCCAATAAAGATATGCGACTCTTAGATGAAGCACTCACATACCACTCAGATGGATATACAAACGCAGACATCACAGTACAAACATGCTGGGATGCAGATCGCCTCGACCTTGGCCGCGTTGGAATAAAACCATCCGCAAAAAAACTCTGTACCCAAACAGCTAAAGACGCTATCAATAATTACTGCTCGACAGACCCACGCCTGTGGCCTGCCTCGACCTCATACAACTGACCCGCTTCGGCGGGTCTTTCTTTTTTTGAACTTCTAAATTACATTCAAAGTTAGAAAGGTATTAACATGGCAAAGAAAAAATCTAAAAACCCCGTTGGAAGACCCAAGTTCGAAGTCACTGAAGAAGTGCTGCAAAGAACAGAAAGAGCAATGGCGCAAGGCTTAACGAAAGAACAATGCGCTGCTGCACTGGGAATTTCACGCTCTAAATTCTTTGAAATTCAGGAACAAAATGTGGATTTCTTGGACGCTATAAAAAGGGGAGAGGCGATGGGGATCGAAGAAGTAACCAACGCGCTCTTCGAAAATGCAACGCTGGAACGCGATAACACAGCCATCATCTTCTACCTGAAGAACCGCGCAGGATGGGTGGATAAGCAGGAGCATAAGGTTGCAACAGAAACAACGGTCACACTCGACCTAACAAGGATTGGCGTTAATGAACTCGCAGCAATTGAAAGAGCTTTTGAGCAATCTAACTCTGGAGCAAGTCAGAGCGGAGAAATACCGCAGATCATTGAGGGAGTTTACGAAAGCAGCTTGGCCGACGATTGAACCGGGCGTTGACTTTCAAAACAACTGGCATGTCGATGCAATCAGCGATCACCTCCAAGCAGTGGCAGAAGGCGACATCAAACGCCTGATCATTAACGTGCCGCCACGCCACATGAAGTCGATCAGCGTGGCCGTTGCGCTGCCAGCTTGGACGTGGACCCACCAGCCAGAAAAGAAGTTTCTGTACGCATCATATGCCTCTTCCCTGTCCATCAGAGACAGCACCAAGTGCCGCCGCCTGATCGACAGCCCGTGGTACAAGCGCCACTTCGGTGAAAAGTTCGAGCTAACTGGCGATCAAAACCAGAAGCAAAGGTTCGAAAACGATAAGACAGGATACCGCATAGCAACGTCTGTCGGCGGCGCTCTGACTGGTGATGGCGGTGACATCATCTGCATCGATGATCCGCACAACGTAGTGGACAGCGACAGCTCCAAGGTGCGTGAAGGCGTTCTAGAGTGGTGGGATCAGGCCATGCAGACCCGACTTAACGATCCGCGCACTGGTGCTTTTGTCATCATCATGCAGCGCGTCCATGAGCTGGATCTCACAGGACATATCTTGGCCAATGAGCTGGGCAATGAGTGGAACCACCTATGCCTGCCTGCCAGATACGAAATCGGCCACCCAACCCCAAGCAAATCAGTGCTGGGCTTCTCAGATCCGCGCACCAAAGAAGGCGAGCTGCTGTGGCCTGAACGCATTGATGACAGAACCCTGTCAACATTAGAGCGTAGCCTTGGATCTTACGCAGCCGCAGGCCAGCTACAGCAGCGGCCATCGCCAAAAGGTGGTGGAATCCTAAAGGCAAGCTGGTGGGTTCCTTGGGAAAAGGAAGACTTGCCCGACATCGAATATGTTCTGCAATCATACGATACTGCATTCGAAGCAAAGGAAAGTTCCAGCTTCAGCGCCAGAACCACTTGGGGCGTGTTTACCCATAAAGGCGCAACATGCGCCATTGTGCTGGAGGCATGGTGGGATAAGGTAAGCTATCCTGACCTACGCAGGCTGGCCCAAGAGGCTTACGAAGAGTGGGAGCCAGACGCTGTGCTGATTGAAAAGAAGGCGTCAGGGCAATCCCTGCTGCAAGACTTACGCATGGCAGGCGTACCAGTTTTGGCCTACAGTCCAGATCGTGACAAGGAGGCTCGCGCCCATGCCAGCTCCGCACTTTTGGAGGATGGAAGGATTTTCTTCCCTTCCAGCAGAAAATGGGCTAAAGATTTAATTGATATATGCGCGGCGTTCCCAGCACATCCCAATGATGATGTTGTTGATACATGCACACAGGCTTGGCTACGGTTGCGAAAAGGATGGTTTGTGGGTCATAGTGAAGATCCAGATGATGACGATTTTGTAGAAACAAGAAGGATGACGCTCTATGGCTGAACCAGAAAACATTATCCCGTTTGCTGAAGGCGCTCCATCAGACGATCTAATGGTCGAACAACTTCCAGACGGCGATGTTCTTATTGGCGATCCAGAGTTGGACATGATGGATGAATTGGAAGATGCAGAGTTTGATCAAAACCTTGCGGAAACAATTGACGAAAGAGAGCTGGCGCGAAAAGCGCAGGAGCTGATTGGCTTTTTTGAAAACGACAAAGAAGCCAGATCCGAATGGGAAAACCGCTACAAGCAAGGCTTGAAGACGCTAGATCCAGACGGTGGTCTTGATGAAAGCGAAGATGAACGCGCAACTCGCGGTCTGTCCATCGTCATCCACCCAATGATCGCAGAGGCAGCAACCCAGTTTAACGCTCGCGCTGTTGCGGAGTTGTACCCATCAGGCGGTCCAGTCAAATCTGTCATCATTGGCGAGCCAGACGAAAAAATGGAAGAGCAAGCTCGCAGGGTGCGCGAGTTTATGAACTATCAAATCACGCAGGAAATGCCTGAGTATTTCCCTGATCTGGACCAAATGCTGTTTCACCTCCCACTGATCGGCCACACCTTCAAGAAAGTCTGGTGGGATGCAAACATGGATCGGCAGTGCAGCCAATTCGTAAAGGCTGAAGACTTTGTGGTCGCCCCAGAAAGCAAGGATCTCTACACCTCGCCGCGATATACGCACGTCATTCGTATGCCGAAGAATGACTTCAATCGATATGTTAAAAACGGTTACTATCTCCCGACAGCCTACATTGGCGACAGCGTAGATCCCATCGATGACGTGATCGGAGAGATCGAAGGCGTTGATGAATACAGCGATAACAGCCAAGACGATGTAATGACGCTGCTCGAAATGCACGTCTATGACTTGTTCGAAGGCATCGATGGTCAAGAAATGGATAGCGATGAGGCAGACGAAAACGCTGTCGCCATCCCATATGTCATCACAATCGATTATGAAAACCAGCGCGTTGTCAGTGTTCGACGCAACTGGAAGCAAGATGATGAGATGAAAAAGCGCCGTGACTGGTTTGTGAGCTATAAGTTCTTGCCCGGTCTAGGCTTCTATGGCTTTGGCTTGTACCACATGATCGGCGGCTTGGGCAAAGCAGCGACTGGTTCGCTTCGCGCTCTACTCGACAGCGCAGCATTTGCCAACATGCAGGGTGGCTTCAAGCTGCGTGGCCGCGTTAATGGCGGCGACATGCAAATCAGCCCCGGTGAGTTTGTGGATCTCGACAGCACAGTCGATGATGTGAACAAGGCGATTATGCCATTGCCATTCAAGGAACCAAGCAGTTCCCTGTTTAGCTTGCTAGGTTACATTGTTGAAGCAGGCCAGCGTTTTGCCAGCACTGCTGATCTCAATGTTGGTGACGTGAACCCAAACGCTCCAGTTGGCTCTACAGTTGCGCTTATTGAGCAAGGTTCCAAAGCATTTAGCGCAATTCACAAGCGCCTGCATTACGCACAAGGTCAAGAATTTAAACTTCTGGCTGGCCTGAACGCAGAGAATTTGCCTGATGAGTTTAGCTTTGCAAAGGTCGGGGCGGCAGATATTATCTATCGGACTGACTTTGATGATCGCATTGACATCGTGCCAGTGTCAGATCCAAACATATTCTCAACAGCCCAGCGCATTGCACAGGCGCAAGCTGTTTTGGAAATGTCTAGATCAGCGCCACAGCTTCACGATCTTTACGAAGCATACAAGCGCATGTATGAAGCGATCCGCATCCCAAACATTGATGAGATCCTGAAGAAGCCTGAAGAGGCGGTTCAGATGGACCCAATCGATGAAAACATGAGCGTGATGTATGGCAAGCCAATCCGCGCATTCCCAGAGCAGGACCATGACGCGCACATTGCGGTTCACATGCAGTTCCTGCAAGATCCATCTTTGGCAGGCAATCCCGGTGCAAAGGCAATGCAGCCTGTATTGATCGCGCATATCGCGGAACACATCGCATTGCTGTACCGTCAGCGCATGGAGGCAAGCGTTAATATCCCACTGCCACCACTGCCAGATTTCAAAGATATGAAGATCAAGTTTAACGATGTAGATCCAGAGCAAGATCGCTTGATTAGCCAACGCGCTGCACAAGTTGTGGCAGCATCGCCTCAGATGAAGCAGATCGAAGCGTTGCGCGGCATGGGTCAAAAGGGTGGACAGCAAGGAAATCCTTTGCAATACGCACAGGAATTGGCCAAGCTGGAGACAGAAGCTCTGAAGGCGAGAACGCAGGCGCAGATTCAATCAGATCAAGCCAAGGCGCAATCAAACATTCAGATCAAGCAAGCAGAAGCAAGGCAGGATATGGAGATCGAAATGGCCAAGGCGCAAGCAGATATGCAGGCCAAGATCACCAAGCTAGAAGCAGAGTTGCAGCTTGAGAGGGAAAAGAACGCAGCTAAAATTCAGATGGAGGCGATGAAGAATGTACCCAGAGTATAGACTTCCTCCAATTAATCCTGCTGCGTTCGGCGGTTTACCGCAGCAGGGTCCACGAAGTGGCCCTCCTAATCCTCCCATGCAAGGAGGGCCACAGGGCCAGCCTCCTATGGATATGAGCAAATACTTGATGAATAAAGTGGCTGAGATCCGCGAAAGAATGGGCGCGGGTGATATGGGTGCGCTGAGTGCAATTGCAGATGCAATGCCACAGCCTCAAATGAATGTTGCGGCACAGCCTGCACCACAGCAACCGCCACGCTCACAACCCCAGCCAATGAGGGCGTGATGCTGCGCGATGCCTTAGATCTTTGGACTAGCTCTGATTCTTACAAAGATTTTAAGTCATCTACTATTGCGTGGAGGTTACTTCCTGCAATTGACAACAATCAAATCAGATTGTTTTACAGGGATGGGAAGTGCGTTGGCCTTACAACGTGGGCATTTATGACCCGCGAAGAGTTCGAAAGCAAAGAATATTATGGACCAGAGATCTTTGCCCGTAAAGATGGCGAGGTAATGGTTGTTGTAGATATGATTTCCACGATGGGTAAAAAAGATGTATTGTGGATTAGTAAAGAAATGAGAAAGCAGTTTTGGACACAATACCCAGACGTAACTGAAGTGCTTGCTCATCGCGGAAATCGGAACGCTTCGTTCCCAAATAAAGGTAATTGGCATGACAAAGCTGTTTGATTTAATGGGTATGAACCCTATAAAACCACAAATTTTCTATGGCGGCGGCGATAGCGGCGGCGGTGGAGGTGGCGGTAATGACAATGACAGCAACGATAGCAACAGCTTTACAGAAACGCTGGCAAACATATTTACGCCAAACGATGGCGCATCTTATGTTGGTGGGCAACTCGTAGATGATGCTACTGGCGCATCAATATCTGCTGGTGGAACAACATCCACAGGCAATGTTATTTCTGGAGCGGCAAACACTACTAGCAATGACAGAGATGACAGACCAGCTCCTGTAACTGCCACAACTGCCACAACTGCAATACAGCCAGTAGAAAGAACATCTACCACAACATCCACAAGACCAACTTCTGCAACAGGTGTTGAAAACAGCACAAGAGAAGATTTGGCTAATTTCCTCACACCTTTTGATGGAGCTTCTTACGTCAATGGCCAATTGGTTGATGATGAAACTGGAGCGTCTTTGACAGGTGGCGGTTACTCTTCAGCAGGCGATTACATCTATGGCGTTTCTGATGATCCCAGCAACAATGTGATAGACACAACTGGAATGGATGCAAACGAAATTTCAATAGCAACAGCTACGCAGCAAATGACTGAAGACTTGCCGCCAAGTGATATGGCTTACTTTGCGTCTTTCTTACCGGGAATGTTTGTTCCAGTTTTTGGTGGCGCTATTGGAGAACAGATGTTGTCGGGCGGCATAGCTGACAGGCAATCAATAATTGATCAGCAAGTTGCTGCTCTGGAAATGGGAGCCACACCACAATTCGATGCACAAGGGAATTACGTTGGGTTTGATGATTCAACTATGTCCTCGTTTGCAGATCAGGTTTTATCATCTGATAATATCGGCGCGTTTTTGCCGCCATCCCTACCAGCATCAAGTTTTAACGTCACTCAAACAGATATTAATCAGCTCAGAGCTGCTGGCCTTGAAGATCGGGCAAACGAATTGCAAGTTGGGCAGACTTTAAGTCTATCAGCATTCGATAATCCAGCTTACAGCACAGACGCAAATAAAGATGGTATAAACGATTATGATCGCTTCCAAACAGTGTTTGGCGTTCAGTCAGATGCTGCTAATGCAGATCCATACGGCATGAGTACAGAAAACGGATTTATCACAAGTGATGGTCGATCTTTTTATGCTATGGGTGATGGTAGCGTACAGGAAGTTGTTGATAACTTTGTGCCATATAATGATGCCGCAAGTGGATCTACTGTAAACCAAGTTTATGGAATAGATGATGTTAACATTTCAACGGCTGGCCGCGATGAAAATGAGCGCAGAGGCATTTACGGCACTCGCGGAACTTCTGAAGATTATGATCGATATTCTCGCGGTGGCGGTGGTTATGCGTTTATGCCAGCATACATGCGTAAATATATGACTGGCGAAAACTTTGATGTAATGGCCCAGCAAATTACTCTTGCAGATGGATCTATTGCATATCAAAGGCCAGATGGCAGCATTTTAAGCCCAGAGCAATTTTCTAATACAGCTCGCACAGAAAATGCATTGACTGTTGAGGGTCCAGATGAGCGGTATTTGCAAGGATACAGCCAAACAGGGCCAGATGGATTGCCAATATACTTTGATGCAGAGGGCAATCCAGTGGATAATTTGGGATAAATTAAATGCCAAACCAAAGAAATGCCAACAGATTAAAGCAAAAAACCACCAAGGGATTGGCCGCGTGGGATTTTAGAAGCGATAAATCAAAAGCAAGGTTGAACGATAAACCTGAGAAGACGCCTGAAGTTATGGGTGAAGAAAATCCAATGGCTGCGTTTGATAACATCCCAAGAGAAACTCAAATCATGGGTCAGCCTCACATGCTGTCTTACATCAATCCTGAAGAAGAGGCGATGTTGCAGAAGATGAGGGGTGGGATGCCACCACTTGCAGGACCGGGCGGTGTGCCTGCTTTTTGGAGCCTTAGTGGTTGGGCGAATGATACTTTTGGCACAAGTTTTGGGGATGGTAGCGGGGGTGTAGCCACAAACAACAACAACAATAACAATAACAACAATAACAACAACAGCTACACTGTAACATCAGGCGATACTCTCTCTGAGATCGCACAAGACAATAATATGTCTGTCGCTGAATTAGCAGCCGCAAGTGGCATCACAGATGTGGATCAAATCCAAGTTGGCCAAACGCTAGACTTGTCTGGCGCAAACTCTGGCAGTGATACATATGCTGGCGGCGTTGGTTTAGGTGGCATAGGCAGTGAGCCAGATGATGATCCTGTCGTGGTCGATAATACTCCTACATTTACTTCTGGCGGCTTGGAAGTACGTTCCCTAGATAGCGGAACACAATACTATGTGGATGAGGGTGGTGAATTTGTAGGTTTGGTTCCAGAAGAGACTTACACGGGTTCGACGATTAACGGAGTACCGACAGAAGTATATTTAGACAATAGGCAGAAAACAGGCAATGAATCTGCGAATACAGGCTACGACGATTTAGATGGTGCGCTGACCAATATCCCAGTTACTACAACTGATTCTTCTAACCAATTTATGATGGATCAAGCTGTTAGTGATTTTTATAATCAAGAAGACGATACAGATTTTTCACTGACATCAGGCGATAGCCGCGATGATTTATCGTTTGACTTAACTGATCCATCAGAGCCGTTAGTTACTGGAAATGGTGTGAATTTTACTGGTCAATATGAAGGTGTAACTTACGTTGATGGCTACCCAGAAACTGCACCACTTCAAGTCACAATAGATGAATCAACATATGTTCCCGGCCAAGATACGTTTGAATCTACGTTTTTAGCCAATTACGGTGTGCCAGTGCCGAAGAGTGAAAGCGAATTTATGGCGCTTCCAGATGGGGCAAAGACAGACTTAGCGTTGCTTCCTAAAGATGACATGGAAGACTTGCTTCAGACAATCAGCACCACAAGCGGTGATAACTCGAATGTTGCCACAACTTTAATTAATTTTGGTGCAGATTTAATTGGGGTCAGAGGCGTTGGCGACGATCCTTTGTATGGTGTTGAACTGACTGACAACCCAGCAAATCTTCTGCCTCCAGCCACAGAAACAACACCTTTAAACGTCGATCTTATTTCGACTGAAGATTTTGAAAAATTAACAAACAGCGAATCTTTTATGGATGACGCTGTTGCTGAATTTTATGCGAACCAACAGAAAGACAGCAGCGTTGTTGGCGGTTATGACGAAGCTGGGATGAATGTTGGCGGTGGCGTTGGCGCAACTGACGATGATCTTGCAACGGATTTTAGTGCGTTTGATACTACAGGAACAGATAACAGCGTTGTTGGCGGCTATGACGAAGCTGGGTTGAATGCTTTTGATGCTATACCATCAACGGCAACAGAAGTAGACATTGAAACTACAGAAGAACCAGAAATACAAATAAACTCACCAGACTTGCCTGTCTACACCGTTACAAGCCCAGATGGAGAGATTTTAACTTTTACTGACATGGACGAATACGAAAAAGTTGTTAGGTCCATAATTGACGGCACTTACGGCGAAACTGGCAATGGTGATGTTGAGATTGTTTTTAACGATGATGGATCGGCTGGCACAGGTGATGGAGGTGAATTTGATGACGTTCAAGGAGCAGTTAATGGTGCGCTTGATGGAAATGGCACAGACACTGGGGGCGATGGTTCAGGAGATGGAGAAGGATCTGGATCAGGCACTGGCGATGGTTCAGGAGATGGTTCAGGGCAAGAAGAAGTAGTTGATGACACAGTCATAGAGCCAGAAGATGTTTATAAAGTAGATCAAAATTTTGCTGTCAGGGATCTTATGGCAGACTTCCAGAGGCGCAGAAAAGGTGGAACGGGATACGGTCTGCCTCAATATATGCAAAGATACATGAGCGGTGAAATCATTGATGAGTTGGTTAGGGTCGTAGAATTAGCCGATGGAACTATTTTATATCAAACTCCAGACGGTAGATATCTAGATCCAGAAGAGTTTATTGGAACAGCGGAACTTGGCGATGCACAGTCTATAAAGATTGGTGACGAAGAATATCAAACTGGATATACAACCACCAATTTAAACACTGGTCAGGCCGTCAGATACGATATGAGTGGAAATCCGATCATAACTTAACTATAAAAATAATTAACAGAATTGGCAGGAGCTACAAAATGGACGAAAAAATGCAAGCAAACCCAGATTATCAACTGGTAATGAGGTTTTTAAGCAGCATCACTCCCGGTGACATGGACAAAGAAGCGGCAGATCAATTGCGAATGATTGGCCAGCGTATTCAGGCTGGTGGAGCTTTGTCCGACAAAGAGCGCGAAATGTTTCAAAGCGTAGTTGGCGCAATGCCAGCAATGCCAGATGAAATGCCTCCAATGCCAATGGACCCTAATCAGGGCGTTTACATGCCACCACCACAGCCAATGCCCAGCGCCCAAGGAATATACGGTCGATCAAGTGGTGTGACTGTAGATCCAAGTGCCGCGCCAATGACATCACCGCGCCCACCAGCGCGACCAATGAAATAGGAGGCTATTATGGCTGAGATAAATGTAGCAAATATGGAAGAAAACGCAGAACTCTTCATGGCAAAGATGGGTTTTCCGCATGACGCTGATGGTCTTAACATGACCGAAGAGCAGCTTGTGAACTTTGTTTTGCTTTGCCAGCAAGAATACATGCTTGGCGGCGAAGATGAATACGAAGAAGATTGCGATTGCGATCACGGCGATGATGACTGCGATTGCCATCACGATGAAATGATGATGCCCGAAGAAGGTGACGTTAAGGTCAAGGTCATGCGCCTTGGTGGTGGCAACGTCCATGAATTAATGAATGAGATACTTGGTGGCCACTAATGCCTGTAATGAAAGTCAAAGGCGGGTATCGCTGGGGCAAGAAGGGCAAGGTTTACAAGACTAAGGCTGAAGCTGAAAAGCAAGGGCGAGCGATCAAAGCGTCTGGATATAAGGGCAAGAAGTAATGTCAAACCTCTTTAAAAGACTTGCTGGTGAAATTGGCAGGATTGGCATTACTCAAGTTCAAAGAATGCTCATTGAAGCTGGTGATGTTTCTGTTTTAGGCGAACTCATCAAGCGTCCTACTAAAGAAATGTTAGATCCTGCGGGTCTGGGTAGCGTTAAACTCCCAGACTATGTAGAGAACATAGAGTATGATTTTGCTCCACAAGCTGACGCATTAAAGCCTGCACAAACAATTGATATTGGCGCTCTGCAAGGCAAAACTCTTATTCCAGCTTTTGGCGATAGAACATATGCTGGCGGTGCTTTGCAGGGAATTGGTGATGTAACTTTCGATCAGCCTGTAAATATGCAAGGCGGCAATCAATTTATGCGCCTCCAAGGAGAAGGAATCTGGGCTTCTGAAAAAGATCCCATGACGCAAAAAGCAAAATTTGCAGATTTCTTAAAAGACAGTGAAGGTGAAGATGTAAGATTGATGTATACATCTATGGGTGGCCAATCTGGTGACTTTTCTATGATGATGGCAGACGCCACTATGGGAATGGTTGAGCAAAGCAAAATCACTAAAAAAGCAGCAAAAGAATATGATAAATGGGTTAGGGAAGGTGGAACTAAAGATTCACCTAATGACCCAAATTGGCCGGGTATATTAAGCCCAGATGCGCGTGATTATTTGAAAAACAATATGACTGGAACAAACAGACGCTTGCTATGGCAAGAAATGGACAAGAATAAATACCAAAAAGATGGCTTCCCAAATGTTGGAACTATTAGAGCTGCAATAACAGAGCCTGATTTGCTGACAACTCCTGCGTTTTCTTCTGGAAGGGCAATAGGAACAATCGACGGTCCTGCGGTTGAGGTAAAGCCTAATAAAAATGCTAATACATCTAATCAATTAGTTTATTCACCACATGAAACCTATAGTTATCAGGCGGCTGGAGATTACCAAGGGGGATTAGACTCTGATGTTCCGGGCGAAATGGTGTTTAGAGATTTCTTTCAAGATAGACGCGCTGCTGGTATAAAAACATCAGGGGATCAAAGGTCATTTATGATGTCTCCATATACTAGGCAAAAAGTAGACCAACAAATGGTTGACGAAATAAGCCAGTATCTTGAAGCTATGAAGAAATCGGAGTGATCTAATGCCAGCAAAAAAGCCCAAACGTGATGCATGTTATAGGAAAGTAAAGGCGCGTTACACACGCAATGGTGGAACGTGGCCATCAGCGTATGGATCTGGGGCTTTGGTAAAGTGCCGAAAGGTCGGCGCAAAAAACTGGGGTAAGAAAAGTGCCAAAAAAAAGTAGCAGCAGCGATAGCTTACGCACATGGTTTGGCCGCAATAAGGGCAAAGGCTGGGTCAATTGCAAGACAGGCGGTCCATGTGGCCGCAAAGATCGCACAAAAGGATCTTATCCAGCCTGTCGGCCAACTATGGCGCAATGCAAAAGCAAATCGGCTAAGTCAGCAGCAAAAAGCAAGACATCAGCCAAGCGCGTAAACTGGAAAGGAAAGAAAAGTGGCAAAAAAAGCAGTTGAAGCTCCTAAAGGTTACCATTGGATGAAGTCTGGCAAAGGCTTTAAGCTAATGAAGGGCGAATATAAACCGCATAAAGGCGCTGTTAAGAAGGCGTCATTTGACATTCAGAAGGCGCACAAAGCATGAAAAAACTAAGCCCAGCACAAAAAAAAATTGCAGCCAAAGCAAAGCCTAAAAACAAGATTACTGGCGCTGATTTCAAAAAGATGAAGAAGAAAAAGGCTAAGAAGTAATGGCAACGTACAAAGGTAAAAGCGTATCGCTTAATAAACCCCGCCGAATAGCCAAGGGCGAAACATCCTATGGCAAAAAGAAGTCTGTGGTATATGTGAAAGATGGCGACAGGGTAAAGCGCGTGACCTTTGGGGATCCCAAGATGACTATTAAAAAGACCCAGAAGGGGCGTCGATCTAACTTCAGAGCGCGTCATAACTGCGACAACCCCGGTCCAAAGACTAAAGCCAGATACTGGTCATGTAAGGCGTGGTAAGATGGCAAACCCAGTAAAAGGTGCAATCAGTCAGCTTGGTGAAAGAGTTATTGACACAAGTAAAGGTTTTTTCGAGGCGATTCGTGATGCCTTTGGAAGAGAAAGCGCAGGCAATTTTCAAGAATTACAAAGACAAATTCGAATTATGCCATCTGTTCCAGAACCAACAGTAGACAACGCGCCTTTGATGGCAGTGCATAATACAAGCCTTGAAGGTATATTGGCCGCAAATGAAATCGGCGGCATTCCCAGCCCATCTATTGGCATTTCAGATCCAGCAAACTTGCAAAAGTTTGGCGAGATTAGCTTGATTATGGACCCCAATAAGCTAAACCCTAGAATGAACATCTATCCGACAGATGCTTACACAGGCAGACAGCCCAAAAGTAAATTAAAAATAAAAAATACAAAACAATTTAAAGAACGTCTTAAAGCAGACATAAATTTTGGCCACATAGCTGACGATACTGCCAAATATTTATCATCAGGAGCATTAGAAGATTCTGACTTAGATTTAAGAATGGTAAATGCTGCTATAGATTTTGATTTGGTTGACCCAAAAGACTTTGATAGCTTTGGAGAATTGTTTGGAGAAGCAAGCAGAGCATTAAGAGGTGATGGCCGCACTGCAAGACTTGTCGATAATAAAGAACTTCTTTCTGCATATGATGGCATTTCAGAATATGCAGATGTAGGGCGAGTGCTGCCTCCAAAGGATCCATATTATTCTGATGGAAGTCCAAGGCCATACAGACCAGCAACATTATCAACAAGCCTAAAAGATATGCGTGAAGGCACATATGGGCCAATGTATTTACCAGCTTCTGAATATGGATCTCAAAACTATGCAGGCGCATTGCGAGCGGCTACATCACGACCATTTCAAAGTATTGATGAGGTCAAAGGTTCTAGAGGTCAAATTTTTGTTGATGAAAGAGATAATCCAAATTTTAGAACAAACCCTCTTGAAGATTTATTCAGTAAATTTCACGAAGTAAAATATTCTTTTATTGATGATCTTACAAATAAGTTCAAAAAAACAGAAATCAGAACACGCAGATCCAAAAATGAAGACGGCGAGTTAGTTACAACTCAAGAGCCAATTACGCGCATGATGGGTATGGATACAGCAAATGAGCTGCTTTTAGCTATAGCGCGAAATGATTCAGACATTGCTCAAACAGCGGCTGTGTCTGAAGGTTTCGTGTCTATGGACGATATCCCTGCACTTCGGGATGCAGTAAATCGCGTTGGTGAAATCATGCAAAACGCTCCTACAAAGTATTTTGAGGCAAAGCCAAATTATGCAATGAGCCTCAGTGATTTTGACACTGCTTTGGTTCCTAGAGAGCTTACTGAAGACAAAGAAGTGATGCGGATCTTCAGGGAAAACAATTTGCCTGTAGCGACTTACACTGACTTTGGTCCAAATAAAGATGAATATAGAGAAGGCGTAATGCGACAAATGAAGGAAAATTTGTTTTCTGTACCTCTGGCTGGTACAGTTGGGTACGGCGCGTTGCAAAGCGTAGGAGAAGATGATGGCCAAAGCGGCAGTTAAGCGCGTAGCGCAAGCAGAGATCAGAGCGGCTAAGAGCTTCTTAGAGAGGCGTGGGTTGAAGTCTAGTGAGATATCCCCCAAAAAGTTCGCTATGGCCGCTAAAGAGCTGGATAAAGGGTTCTCAGATACACTCAAGGTGTTGGCGCGTGAATTGTCTGGAGGCAATGTCTGATGGCTGGCTTTTGGGAAACTTATGCAAAACTGTCTGCGCCACCCATGTACGATCTCAGTGAGGCAGATCCAGAGCAAATCAAAGGCATGGGGCGCACTATGCTAGACAGCGCAACTATTTTGGGTTTGGGCGGTGAGATCGAAGCTGGCGTAAGAGCGCCGTTTAGCGATAAGACTTTTCAAGAGATCGACAGCGAAATCAACAAAGAACAAGCTGCGTACAAAGAAAAATATCCAGCAGAATACACAGCATTTAGTGGTTTGGGTATGCTGCCAACAATTGCAGTTGGCGCTCCAGCGGCTGTAACCAGAATAGTCGGCGGCAAGGTTTTGCCAAATGTTGCGTTTGGAACTGGGGTTGGCGGCTTGAGTGGTTTTGTAGGAGGCACTGGAGAGGGCGAGAGCGCAGATCAGAGGCTACAGACAGGCAAGGAAGAAATAGCACCAATGGCAGTTGGCACAGGCGTTATAACAGCGGCTATGATGGGCGCAATGAAGGCAGCGCCCCCCGTCATTAGGTTTTTTGGTAATATGGCCAATAAGGTTATGGGGCGATGAACCGCGCTAGTTTTGGCGCATTAATGTCTAAAGGAGGACAAAAGATGAAGTATGGCAAAAAGAAAACTTCCAAACCTGTCAAAAAAAAGGTAATGAAGAAAAAGGCAAAGCCTAAAAAGAAAGCGTACTAATGTCAGAAACAAAAGATGTCGAAGTTCATGTTACTGGCGTGTCAATGTCGGGAGCTGTGAAAGATGACAACAAGCGATCTGCTCCAACAGATCAGAAAAAATCTGGAAACAAAACGGCTGGAAATAGCTGAATACATGGTTGATGGTCGGGTGACCGACCTCAACGCATACCATAAAAACGTAGGGATCGCAGAAGGTTTAATGCAAGCCTCTGAGGTTATCCGCGAAACATTGAAAAAATTAAACGAAGAGGATGTATAACGTGTCTCATCAGCATGATCGAATATTTACAGATGAAGAAACCAATGCAACAATTGGATCTCATCAATTACCAATCCCCTTAAATTGGAAAGTTTTAGTTCAGCCTAATCAGGTTAAAACCAAAACAGCAGGCGGTATCTTGCTGCCCGAATCATCCAAAGACAACGAAGAATACCTGACAGCTCACGGCACAGTCTGCGCCTTGGGCGATTTAGCGTATCGTGACAGAGATACAGGCCAGCGATGGCGGTCTGATATTTGTCCAAAGGTTGGTGACCGCGTGACCTATGGTAAATACGCTGGTCAAAAAATTGTTGTAAAAGGCGTCAAGTTCCTTCTGCTAAACGATGATGAAATAACATCGATATTGCCAGACGGTGTTGAAGTCGCAGCATATGTAGGGTGATTGATATGGCAGAAAAGGAACAAATTCTGGAAGAAATCGAAGCCGAAATTCAAAAGGCTAAAGGTGATCCAGAGGAATTTGAAATAGAGGTTGTAGACGAACCTGTACAAGAAGCCAAAGAAGAAGCTAAAGATAAGGCTCAAGAGGCTCAAGAGCAGGATGATGACTATGGACCTAAAGTTCAAAAGCGTATTCAAAAGCTGGTCAGCCAGCGTAGAGATGCTGAAATCCAAGCTAGGCAAACTCAGGAGCAAAATGCACAGCTCCAAAAACGCCTTGAAAGATTGGAGCAAGGATCTCAAAAATCGGCTGAACAAGCGTTTAACCAGCGTTATAACCAAACTAAAGCAGCTCTTGAACAGGCTGTGGAAGAAGGTGACACGAAATCGCAAGTAGCTTTTCAAGAGCAAATGGCCGACATGCGAGCGGCTATGCGTATCGCAGAAATGCAAAAGCAACAAAGTCAGCAACGTGCTGCTGCATCGCCCACAGTTGGCCGCGCACAGCAAGCTGCACAAAATCCAGCCCCACCAAAAGCTATGCAATGGTGGCAGGCAAATAATTGGTTCAATGCCCAAGGCTTTGAGCGAGAAACGGCGGCAGCGCGTTCAATTGATGTCCAACTTGACTTGGAAGGTTTCGACAAAAATTCGGACGAATATTACCACAATTTAAACAGCCGTTTACAAAAAATGTTTCCTGAGTTATCTTCAGGGGCAAGTCCAAGTAAGGCAAGAGCAAAAAGTAGACCACCAGTCGCCCCAACTACAGGCGGTTCTTCCAGTTACAAGGGCAATAGAGTGAGGATGTCGCAAGAACAACTCAGAATGGCTAGAGAACTTGGAATCAATGATGAAAAAGGTCTTAAAAAATACGAAGCCGAAATTCGGCGTCAGCAAAGGAGCCAGTAATGTCTGAGTCAAGAAATGTTCGTGCAAACCAAACTCGAAACTCTGTGCGTGATGAGGAATCTCGTCCTATGACCGCATGGAAACCACCATCACTTTTGGACGCCCCCGAAGCACGTCCCGGCTATGTCCAAAGGTGGGTTGCTACCTCGATTCAGGGTAAGGAAAGCCCAGACAACGTGTACAAACGTATGCGTGAAGGATGGGAACCGCGCCCTGCTGACACTGTGAAAAGTAAGTTGTACCCAACTATCAATCATGGCCAGTGGGCAGGATCAATTGGAATTGAAGGCATGTTGCTTTGCGAAATGCCAGAAGAAATTAATGCTCAAAAGCAAGATTATTATTCTGGTAAAAACGAAGAGCAAAATGAATCGATTGCAGGGGATCTTGATGCGTTAGGACGGCGTAGTGGACAACCAATCTATCAAGAGCGGAAGTCTGAAACCAGTCGTGGTAGATCTCTTTCTGCCGCAAGCGACTAATTAACGCTAAAAGGAGCGAAAAATGGCAAATGCAGATGCAGCCTTTGGGTTTATCCCAGTTCGTCACATGAGCGGTAATGCACCTCGCACTAACCAATACACCATCACAAGTGGTCTTGCAGAAAACATCTTCACAGGTGATCTCTGCGTTCTCACAGCAGATGGGGTTGTTACGCCACATACGGCCACAGAAGCTAACAACATTGGTGTATTTGCGGGTGTGTCTTACACAGCAAGTGACGGTTCTTACGTCTATAGTGAATACTGGCCGTCAGGCACAGTAGCCACTGACATCATCGCATATGTATATGATTGTCCATATACTGTGTTTAAAGTTCAGTCTGCGGGTTCCCCTGCTCA